ATTATCCGTTCGGGGAATGAGGTCGGTGTGATCATGACTACTCGCCGCACCCACACTTTTAACAAAACTCTTGTTTACGATGACGACGAGAGTGGTGAAGTGATGAACACGAACTACTTCGCTGTAGAGAACGACCAGGGCATGGGCGATGTTTACGTTATTGATATGTTTCAATGCAATGTCGGGAGCGGTGCTACAGACTTGTTGTATTTCAACCCTGAGGCTACTCTGTACTGGCACGAAAGATAGGCTCTCGCACTTCGTAGAAAATACAGTTCTCTTCCATCCAATCCCATTCAATGAGTGATTTCTTAAAATCATCTATGCCGATCTCGTCTCGAGGATCTCGGTTACAGATGAAGATAGAAGGTTTGCCCCACTTTATCCTTCGCTTACCCTTGTACTTGTCCTGACACATGAATTCGTATTGTCCCCCCAACCAGTCCTTGTAAGCGAAGTACCCCGCTCTTAGTCCTCCAACCATATCGTCGAAGATAGCATACTCGACGGACTCATCGAAGGAGGCCATGTCCCACAGCCCTCCACAGTAGTAATGGGCTCCGAGTGATCGAGCCCACACTGTCTTTCCAAGCCTAGTCGCACCAAACAACACAAGTCCCTTCGGACGACCTGCTTAGTCAGCAACGTTCAAAATACCGTTACAGCGCGCACGGAGCCCGACATTTGCTCGTGGCCCTTGGGGCCCGAGCGGGAGGGCCGTGCGTAAGAAGATAAACACACAACCCCAAGCCAAGAATGTATCCAGCCCCGCAGGGAAGTGGCTTACCAACAGATCCACGTACATTTTCATCCATCCAATCGGAAAGAATCTCGGGTACATCAAACCCTCCATCCGGTGTAGCGTACGGCACAGGCTCGGGCCTATACTTCCAGTCCGCGTATGCAACTAGCGAGTTGAAGTTGCATGCTAGTTGTCGAGGAGCCAGACGCGAAGCAATGTCGAAAAACTCCTCACGCGTCCTCGCAAGAATGATTTCATGCCACACGTCATTGGCGGGTCGCTCAGAGCCATCGCCATCTCCGCCGGGTCGTTCCCCCCTTTCACCGACAATATAATGCCCCTCTTTCGTGCCTGCATGCTTGCCCACGTAATCCCAGCCTCGTTCAGGTCGTGTTCTACGGACACGAATGTTAGGAACACGCGTTCCAACCGTAAACGTTCGTCGGGCATCTCCATCTGTGTAAGGTTCGTCGAAGCAACACATAGCATGGAAATGAGGTTTTCCATCCTGATGTAACTCTCTACCAACCCGGTAGCTGCATCCAAGTCGTTCAAGGATTGCGACAATTCCAGAGCCATCGAAGTCAGCGGGTGTGGTGGGATATGTAAGAAGGAAGTATTGTTCATCGTTCAGCTTGTACTTGGCAGGCATTCTGATTTTTCTGGCGAAACTAATGTTATAGCCAGAAAAAAAAACGCGACACCCCGTACCTTAAATACCTTATGTGCCCCGACATTGTTCCGGCCATGGCTCTCCGCACTTCTATGAAACGCCGGCAAAACTCTGCCACCCGCCGATATTCCCGCAAATCCCGCTCTTATGCCCGTAAACCCCGTTCCTATGCCCGCAAAACCCGTTATGTCCGTCGACGCCCCGCTATGACGAAGAAGCGGATTCTCAACATTTCGTCCCGCAAGAAGAGGGACACCATGCAGGCCGTGTCATACAACTCAGCCAATGGCACGCCATCGAATGACATCACCAACGGCGTAGCAGCTCCTATCCAGGGTGGTGGCAGGGTCAATATGCTTTATTGGTGCCCCACCGCTCGTGATTTGACTTTGTTCAACAACGCCACTGGAACAGTAGCGCAGGAGGCCGCTCGCACTAGCCGCACGCCATACATGCGCCTTTTGGCCGAAAAGATCCGAATTGCAACCAATAGTCCCGCCGCTTGGGAATGGCGCCGCATAGTGTTCACCGCTCGTGGTCAGGCCTTCCGCCCCCAAACCGTCGTCGAGAGTAGCCCCCCTGCTAGTCGCTTGCCTTATGTGGAGACTAGCAATGGCTACGGCCGCCTGCTGAAACAGTTTGACGCCGCCGGAGGACTAGGCAACACTCAAGCTCTTATTCTTGACCGCCTTTTCAAGGGCGTCGTCAATGTCGACTGGACCACTCAGATGACCGCAAAGGTCGATACGTCCCGCGTCAAGTTATTGTACGACAAGACCAAAATTATCCGTTCGGGGAATGAGGTCGGTGTGATCATGACTACTCGCCGCACCCACACTTTTAACAAAACTCTTGTTTACGATGACGACGAGAGTGGTGAAGTGATGAACACGAACTACTTCG